TGTTAGCCAAACGTGCCTACGAACTTAGAGAAGAAGAACAAGGCCAAGTTAGCACAGAATGGAACTGTGATACATTTAATACACTAAAACTTAGTCCTGATAGGTATTATAAAGGAGATGAAATAGATACTGTAATTGATAACTTTAAAGATTTTGTTGCACCGTTAGTAGAGCATTATGCAAAATACTACGATGCTGATTTAGATAACTTTAATATTGTGTGCAACGACTTCTGGTTTAACATTGCAGAGCCTGGTACATTTCAAGAATATCATCAGCATCCTAACAATCATTTTAGTGTTGTGTATTACGTAGACGCTGAAGAAAATGCAGGCAATATAATTTTTAAAAGTTTTGAAAGCATTTCAGATACACATACAATTCCTTCTAAAAATGATAAATTTGATGCACCTGGATCTAGAAAGACATGTTTTTATAAACCAATACCAGGAAGGCTTTTAATCTTTAGATCAAACTTATTACATATGGTTGAAAAGAATATGAGCGGCAAAGATAGAATTAGTATAGCAGCAAATTATGAAATGGTGAAAAAATGATAAGTGTATACGATAATGTATTGCCTAGCGATGTATACAACGAAATTTTAGAAACAACAACTAGCCAAAATTTTCCTTGGTACTATCTTGACAGCAAAGTTGGTAAGCAATACAATTCAGATGAGTTACACGACTATCAATTTACTCATATGTTTTATTCTGATTACAAACCTAAAAGTAATTTTATAGGATTAGTAGAGCCATTATTACAAGTATTAAATCCTATAGCTATAGTTAAAATTAAAGCAAACATGACTTTAGCAGCAACCAGTATAATAGAATATCCTATGCACACAGATGTAGAAGAGTTTCCAAACGGAACTACCGCTATATATTACATAAATTCAAATGATGGATATACTGTGTTTGAAACAGGAGATAAAATTGAGTCAATTGCAAACAGACTAGTTGTATTTGACAGTAACTTAGTACACGCAGGTACAACACATACTAACACAAAATTTAGAAGCGTAATTAATTTTAATCTTTATGTACCGAAGATATAGGATTTCCTATATCTTTGAATTGCCATACTGATTCGTTTTCTACCCAAGTGTTATGAACTTTTAAATCTAAGCCAAGTTCTTTAGCTCGTTTAAAAACTTTATCCTGTGATCCAGGACCGTAGTATGTTTCAATCTTACGATCCATTATTGTTCTAGGTTTAAACCCAGTAGTAACCATGTAAAACTCTGCATAAGGTGCCCAGGCAGCATATACGCCTATACCGCCACTATGTTCAGCTAACACTTCCCATACATCAACGTCTTCAATTTTCATTTCACGCTTATAGTCCCAGTCTTTTGTAGGAGGGTCCGAAATCCACGGATAATCCATCCACTTGGTTTCAAACACTTCATCTTCGTCTGGTCTAGTAAGTATATTAAAGGTTGACTTATACTGATGCATTATGAGTTTGGATATCTAACAATTACAACACCTGGGCCACCACCACCAGTTTGGTTGCCGCCTTGATCGCCGTAGTGGCTTACGCCTCCACCACCACCACCATAGTTGGTAGTTCCTGGTGTACCTTGTTTAGGTTGATATCCAGCTGGTCCGCCTCCGCCTGGTCCGCCCGGTCCTGCAGAGTAGCTACGAGGTCCGCCTCCGCCACCTCCGCCACCAGCGCGAGCCTGTGGTGATCCACTAATAGAACTTGATGTTCCATTACCGCCTGATGAACCGTTTGGCCCTGGAAAACCATTTGAACCAGCGCCAGCTCCTCCGGCTCCTCGCCAACCCGAACCGTTTTCGCCGCCATAGTTTCCTTGCCCAGGTTGGCCGCTGCCACCGTAGTGATAACCGTAGCGGGCGTCACCGCCACCACCACCTGAACCGCCTGGTCTACCATTTTCAGTGTAGCTGCCGCCACCGCCACCGCCAGTAGTAGAAGTACTATTGAAACTAGAGCTGTTGCCTTGGCGTCCGTTAGATCCGCGTCCACTTGGTCCAGCACTGCCGCCCGCGCCTACTGATACAGGGTATGTTTGTCCAATAGTAGTTTGGTTTGGTAATGAACCAGTTCTATATCCACCTGCTCCACCGCCGCCAGATGCGCCGCCATCGTTTGATTCTGATCCGCCTTCACCGCCGCCGGCAATTACAAGAAATTCTATATCAAGTTGCTCAACTAGATTCATTAAGTTTGGATTACCTGCATATTGTGCTTTTGGCTGTATTGAAAACTCGTGATCACCAACAGTTTTAAATTGGTGTATAGTAAATCCACCTACTGAATAAACTTCATCACCTCCGGTAATATCAAAATATTGAGCAATACCACCAGTGTCTTGTTTTGGGGCTTTTCTATGTTTTCTAATACTTCTAATAAATGGCATGTTTTATTCCTCTACAATTTCTAGTGTGTCAGTGCCGCTAGTGAATGTGTGTACGTTGTAACCGCCTGAAACTGTTTTTGTACCACCTTGTGCTGTAATTCCAACTGCTGGTGGAGCATCACTAGTATCATTAATAGTTACACTAACACTTTCGCCTGAACCGTTAAGAGTGAGTGTAAACGTTTCAGGACCTTCTGGAGTTTCGTCAGCAGTTACAGTAAAGTTAACACTTGCAACATTGTTGTTAACAACAAAATTTCCAGTTAGCGATGCACCATCTAAGTCTGCACTGCTTACACCTGTAATTGTGTATGCAACTTGTGATCCGTTAACAATACCTGTTGTAGTTAGTACAATTGAAATATTACCTGGCTCGTCTGCACTTGCTGTTGCTGATGTAAGGGTTCTAGTAACTGGAATAGTGTATGGAGCAGATGCAGCAGGCGCTTGCGTAGTGAGTATTGATTGTGTACCCCAACATGTTGCAGAAAGATTTCCGTTAAAACTTCTTACAATTAATCTGTCATCAGCACTTAGCATTATACCTTGTTTTAGATATACATCACTAGGTTCTAAATATTCGTCAGCTAACCAACCTGCCGCTTCGAGTGTGTCGCTTGAGCTGATACCTACTTGAACATCACTAGTATTTACACCTGTGTTTACTACGTTAAGTGTAACAACAGCATTTGCACCGCTAGTGTTGTGTAGGTGATATACTACATTTTCTGTTTGTGATGCTACGTCAACAGCACCTAATCTTCCAGTTTGCATGTACCATTCCCTTAAAAATAATTCTATACAAATATATTTATCATAATTTGTATAATTTATTTATAAAGGTTTTAAACGTATTCTGACTCTTTTATAATGGATTCAGTATAATCAAAATTTTGGCAGGTATCATACTTGTCTAGTAGAACTGCTCCATTACGAATATGAAAACGTTCAGCCATTTTAGTTAATGGACTTAGTGTTACCCATTGTTTAATCCAAGGCTTTGTTTCTTTGATGTAGTTAGATACGTCTAAAACTATCTTTCTGCCTGCGCCTTTATCATAACTCCAAACAGTATAAAATACTGCAACTGTGCCGCGCTGTCCATCTTGACTTGCAGCTTGTGTTAAAAACTTTAGGCTTTCTTCAGACTCTGGTACTTCATTAGTGTATGCTACACAAATTATAGCTAACGGATCAAGCATTGGCTCGTGCGCAGCAGCATACGTGTCTTCAAACAATCCGTATACTTCTCCGTTACAAGATGTTCTAAAGTCAGCAGTTAGATGAGGTCTAACTGGATCATCATTAATATATTTTTCGACTTCGGGTAGTTCTAGAATTCTAATCATAGTTAAACACTCACTTTATATAACATATTTAACTACTCGCCTCCTAAATTATTTAAGAATTGACGCAACTTAGTTGAATCTGTTTCTGCACGTATTTTAGGTGCGGTAGTTCCTTCGTCAGGCTCTTCAACATTTGTAGATGCTGAATTAGTCCTTTTGAGTGCATTAGCTATTGCACTTGAGCCTGTTACTCCTGCGTTTGCTGTAGGAGCATCTTCATCTTCACCAATATCGAATATGCGCAATGTGTCTACATCAAAGCCTAAATCAATTTTTTGTCCTACACCACTTGAACTTCTAGTCTTCATTAACTGTATCTGATAGCGTCCACGCTCTCTCATAGCACGTGATGTAAATATACCAATCAAGTTGTCCGCTGTATTAATTTTCGATATACCGCCACTAATATGACTATGGTCAAATTCAATCTCCTCTACGCTCGATCTATTCAACTGCGATGCTGTAACAAAAATACAGTTAAGTTCCATTGCCAAGTTGCGTAGTTCTTCTGATACATATTTGTCTTTAACAAACAAGTTCTCTGCTGAAATCTTTTGTCCGATTGGATGCATCAAATCCAAATAGTCTATAAGCAGTACATCAACTTTACGTCCTGTTTTGATCTCATACTCTTTTAGATATGCTCTTACATCGTTTGCGTTCTTGCCTGTGGGCATATACTTAACTTGGAATGCACCTGACTTCTTACCAATCATACGCACTTTCATTTCAACATCGTCAATACTCTTAAAGATCTCTCTGCTAGGTATTTCAGAAGTCATAGCATCAAGACGCATACTAACTAAGTTCTCTGAAAGCTCAAATGTCAAGTACATAACATTCATGCCTGCTAGACACCAGTTCACACCCATGTTCGCCATAAACAACGATTTACCTGAACCAGACCCGCCTGCAAAGATATTGAGTTCGCCTCTGTTAAATCCTCCAAACAATTTCTTGTCTAGACTCGGCCACCCTGTACTTACTTGTCCATTCTTGTCTTTAATTGCTTCTAGACGTGCTCTTGGATCTGCAAAGTAGTCTGTACCTAGATCCTTTTGCAAACCAATCTGTACTGCTTTCTTAACCAAATCCTCAACCGGGCCATACTCCCCTTTCTCCAACAGATCTGCG